ACCCTTAGCGATTGATGTAGAGTTCGCCAAGAACTGGCATGATAGTGATGATTGGATTAATAAATATTTGGAGAATGATGAATGAGTGAAGTGATCGGAGTAGTAGCCAAAGTAACCAGTAAAGTACTGCCGAGTGGCACGTACTGGAGTTTTGTTATTGATGGAGATCCGCAATGGTATCGGACGGGCCGAGACAAGCCCAAGTTCGAAGCAGGTTATAAGATCAAGTTTACCCCCAAGACAGATCAGTACGGGACTCACTGTGATCTTAAGCAAGTGCAGTTTAAAGAAGGTGAGGCACCACCTGCTGGAGCACCAGCAAAGGCCGCAGCCGGAGGTAAGTCTGACTTCCAACTGCGAACAGCGTATTGGGATGCTAAGGAACTCAGAGACATTGAGAACCAGAAACGCATCAGTTACCAAGCAGCCACAAATACTGCCATTCAGGTAGTTAATGCGGCATTGGCATGTGAGGCTATCGTACTACCCGCAGCCAAAACCAAAGGTAAGAAGATGGAGGCACTGCAAGAGATTATCAGCAATGAGGCTGATCGGATCTATGCAATTTATGCAGCTGTGCCGGACATGCATGATGCCTTGGTATCAGGTAACGCTCCAGTACAAGTAACAGACGACGATGAACCAGAGCAAGAAGCGGAGCCAGAGCAAGCTCCACAACAGGAGGATAATTCAGAATGGTAGACTATACAATGCCCATCACATACGGGCCGTACGAAATCTCAGTGGGATCTAGTGTCCTTGATAATAAGGAATTAGCTTGTTATATCGTAACCAATACCGAGACAGGTGTAGTAGAGGCTGAGACGTCTTCACTACCACGTGCGATACTATCAACACAGTCTAGTGCTATTGCCCTAGAGTCTCTGTTAGAGGATAGGGATATAAATAGTACTAAGGATCTTATGACTATTGAAGCTGAACTGGACATGGCAGATAATGGCCGACCCCACTAATATTCTTAATGTCATGGCTCCCTTTGACGATGATACACAGTTCCGACTCAAGTTAATGGATGCGGGCTGTGAGCAGATCGTCGCAGAGGAGCAAATGGTAAAGGACGCGGCGTCGCTTGCCGGTGAGGAGTACGCTCCTGACCATCAAACGGTAGCCTTCCTAGAGTTCGCTAAGTGCTTCGGCATTTTAATGAATCGTGCCATAGACTGCGGTTGGGTCGAAGGCATACATAGAGGAGAATGATATATATGTTGTGGAAAATACATAAAGTAACGGCAAGTATTTGTTTTGTGGTCTGGACTGTTGTTGGCATAGAGGTTCTAATCTCCATATATGATATGCAGAAACTACAAGCGTCAATGTTCTAGGTGAAGGCACTAATTGACGGAGATATAATTCTCTATCGGTCTTGTTGGGTCTGTCAAAAGACCCACTGGACTCACAAGGACACAGGCGAGTTCTTCGACGGTAAGATGAAAGCCAAACAATGGTTTAATGAGATCGCCCCCGAACAGGATTTCAATGAAGATGATTGGGATCAGGTTGAGGAGGTAGAGCCGTTTAAGAGCGTCAAGTTCCTGATAGATAATTATATCAGAGAGATACGCAGTGAGACACATTCAAATTCACACGAATTGTATCTTACAGAGGGCAAGTGTTTTAGGGATGACATAGCAGTAACCAAACCCTATAAGGCTGGAAGGCCACCACCCCCTTATCATAAGGATGAAGCTAAGAAGTACATGTATACTAAGTTGAATGCGATTGCCACGCCCCGCTTAGAGGCTGACGATCTGCTAGGTCTGAACCAGACCGAGGATACGGTTATAGCTAGTGTTGACAAGGATCTATACATGATTCCGGGTGCTCATTACGATATCGTAACCAAACAGATGATATACATGGACTTACTGGCGTCTGACCAATGGTTCTTATTGCAGTTAATGATGGGTGATCGCACTGATAACATCCAAGGTTTGCCGGGAGTTGGGAAGAAGACTGCCGAAGCTGAACTGGCGAGGTTTGACGGGGATCATCACGGTCTTGTTAACCGCATAAAAGAGATGTACAACAATGCTTACGAGGATGGACATGCTGCTCTTATAGAACATGCTCAGTTAGTATACATCCTACGTCGCGGGGATAGTCCCGGAAAAGAACAGTGGAGGAAATTGCTATTGCTAGAGGAAGAAACGCAAACATAGCCCCTTACAAGTCTAGGTATGAGTTCAATCAGGCCGTAAGGCTAGAGAAGAACGGTGTTACATTCGAATATGAGAAGCATAAGATTATATGGGAACAAGCAGTACAGAAGGGACTGTGTGTAGTGTGTGGTCATGACAAGGTCATTAAGCTACGCAGTTACACTCCTGACTTCTGGTTCCCTAAGTCTGACTTATTCGTAGAGACTAAAGGACGGTTCACATCGGAGAATAGAACCTTTATGAGCCAAATTGCACAACAATCAGAAAAAGAGATAAGGATGGTTTTTATGGCAGATAATTATTGTACTAAGAAGAAAGGGCTGAAGTACTCACGATGGTGTGAACTACATGATATTAAGTATGCTATTGGTAGCATTCCACTTGAATGGGTAGAGGCAGATGTTGATGGTTAAAGTATCAAGGCTAGAAGCAGACTACATAGCTACCACCTTACAAGAAGCTATAGCTTGGATGGATCAACCTGACGATGACGAGGTTATTTTTGAGTCTTTTATGAATGCACTAGAGATAATTAACGCAGCCATATGCAACAATGTTATTGACGAGGAGATACCTATGAGTATTGAAACGTGGCTGAACCCACGGGCATAGTTAGGCCCTTCCCTCTCCGTGGTCGTATGTCGGACTGGTCAACAGCCCTACGTATGATCATTGAGTCGGATGGGCTTGTAAAAGCCGGTCAGTATATTAAGCATCAAGTACCCACTCAGTTTTGGGAACACTTCAAAAGACGAGCAGTGGAGATAAAGAATGAGTGCTCTTGATACCCAAGTTGGAGGTGAACATTACAATGAAATGGGTGTTCAACCCCTAGAGGCAACGTATCTAAACTATGGTTATATAGGTTTAGAGGCTGCCGTGTTCACTAAAGTTAGTAAATACATTCAAAGGGGTAAGGACAATAAGGTGCAAAACATAAATAAGGCCATTCATTGCCTAGAAGTGCTGCGGGATGCAGCGGAGGAAACATTCGAATGAGTGCAAGAGAGAAAGGATTAGCAGCACATAGGGCTAAGGTTAAGGCTGGAGAGTTTAAACCTCTAAATCCTGCCGAGAAGGCAAGAAATAACCCTAAGTCGTTGCGATTGGCGATCAATGCCAAGTGTTGGGACTGCACGTGCTTTCAGAAGCAAGAAATTAAGCTTTGTGAAATGACGGACTGCTCACTTTGGCCTTTGAGGCCATACCAATGAGTGCAATGTTAATTATTATGATGCTAGTAGGTGATGTTTACACCACCACTGAGCTAGAGTTCACTAGTATGGTGAAGTGTAATGAAGCTAAGAGTACCTTGAAGGCAGCCCCGCAGTTCAAGAGATGGCAGCCGCGGCATTTACCTATAATGGAGTGCGTGTATAAATGAAGATTTTATATATAGATATTGAAACAGCACCTAATGTATCACTTACATGGGGTTTATTTAATCAGAATGTATCGTTGGATCAGATTGTAGATTCCGGTTATACCTTATGCTTTGCGGCTAAGTGGGAGCACAGTAACCAAGTATACTACGCAAGTACCTATGAACATGGGCCAAAGAAGATGCTTCAGCTAGCTCACGAGCTTCTGTCGCAGGCCGACGTAGTTGTACACTACAATGGTACTAGTTTTGACTTGCCTATACTGAATAAGGAGTTTGTCAGTCCTAAGTATAACATGTCACCCCCTGTGCCATACCAGCAGATTGACCTGCTGCGTACTGTACGCCGACGGTTCCGGTTCACTAGTAACAAGCTGGATTATGTAGCTCAGTTTTTAGGGCTTGGTGCTAAGGTACATCATAAGGGTATGAAGTTGTGGGTTGGTTGTATGGCTGGTGAAGCCAAAGACTGGCGCATGATGAAGAAGTACAACATTCAAGATGTTAGGCTCCTGCCAAAGTTATACAAGACTTTGTTGCCGTGGATTCAGAATCATCCTAATGTTGGATTATACGACGAGTTGTTTGACTCTAACGGAGATCCTATTACGCAATGTCCTAACTGCGGGTCTAAGCACATAGTCAAGAATGGCTTTGAGCATAGTAACACTCAGCGGTATCAACGGTACGTTTGTAAGGACTGTAAGACACCTCTTCGTGGTCGTACAACTGTACTTACACCTAAGAAGCGCAAGGCTGTACTTGTAGCGAGCAAACTTTAATGGCTAAAAAGAAGCATACTATGGTTGATATCGAGACTCTATCATCGCGTCCTAACGCGGTGGTTGCTAGTATCGGTGCAGCCCA